TGAAATATTATCTAGCATAATACCAGCAATTTCTGCTTCTTGAAGTCCAGAGTTTAATGTATTAACTGGAGCTTCTCCAATTCCTATAAGCATAGTATTTACTGCTACTAATTTTGTAGTTAAAGTAAGAGCCATATATAATAATATTTAAATGTGGGGATTGTATAATGTGAGGATGTAGAGGAGTCATGGAGAACTCTTATAACTCCTCTACGAAAAATGGGATATGGAAAGAGGAATAACCATACCCCACACAAAATTACTACGAGTTGTGCGATGCTGACAACGCTACTGCCATTGCTGGACGTAGTACGTTGTGACCCATTGCATATTTCGCAACTAATAGAGTACCTTGACGTTGGATCTGATACTCAGACTCAACAGAAAGATCCATTAGTTTAACTGTTGCTACGGCATCTTTCGCCATGATTATAGCACGAACCTTGTTTGCTTCCGCTTGAAGGTTTACAGAAGCTGTTCCATCAAGACCACCAACTGCACCAGTATTACTACCATCATTAACCACACCACTGTAAGTAGCTGGAAGGTTATAATGGGCTGCTCTGTTAGATTCACCTGAACCTAAAGGAGCTACTCCTGTAGTAAGTCCTGGATTTGCTGTAGTGAACAGACTTCCTGTCCATGCAGCTCCAGTATCAGAACCCAAGTGTGGAGTTCTAACAAGTGGAATACCTGCAATTGTAGGCATATCCAGATCTTTCACTGATCCACTTCCTCCAACATCTCTATTAAACATAAAGAGTTGTGCAGCGGTTTCAGAGTTAGTTCCGGCTTTGAACATGTGGTAGTACAAGTCAGAATTTATGACACATACTAAACCGTCCAAAGGCGCACCAGCGGCCTCCAAGATACGTTTGGCTTCAATTACACCTTCCATAAAGTTTACTGCTTTTTTGGAATTGGCGTAGTTAGTAGCAGAATACTCAACATTTGCTGTAAAGTCTTCTTCATCCCAACCAACATAATCCTGAACCATTTTACTAGCTCGTTGCTTGTTAGTTGTCAAAGCAGCTTTAATTGCCATGCGGAGGATGTTCTGATCTGCAACTTTTGCAAGACCATAACTAGCTTCATCAGTATAGACTGAACGGATGTCATAGTGAGACATTGCTTCATCAATATTCGGAATGAATTGATGTGCTACTAAGAGATCGTCAATTGTTACTAATCGTTCTGTGTGCTTTGATGCCACATCTGGGATAATTTCATTTCCCGGAGTATGGTACGCAGCTGCACGGTTCTTACCTGTCATAATAAATTGTGCAGACTTACCGTTCTTAATTGAACGAACCCTGCAATGATCCATCATGATGTTTTTGGTCTGAAAAGCCGTCATTACTTCACCAGCATAAAGCTTTAGAAATAACGATCTTGAGCTTCCAGTGGCATTAGTTTGACCACTACGTTGACCAACATAATTTGTTGCTGACATTAGTTTCCTTTAATTGTCATTGTGTAGTTACTTGCTATTTTACTAGCATGTGTTGATACGAACCCTCGTATTACTACATAGACAATTAAGGTTATCCTCCTCAGAGGGCAATAATTGTTCTTCATGTGTATTCTTTGGGTTACATAAGGTTAGAAGTTGCTATCTTATTGGCTACTTCTTCCCTAAAAACAGGATCATGCTGATACTTAGGATCTTGCATTGCTTTCGACATTTGCGCTAATGACGTAAACGATCCTGAACTAGATGTACCAGTAGTTCCCTGTATAAGATTTGGCGTACTTCCGTTTGCCAATTTGAACTGAGCGTTTAGAGACTTAATAGCAAATAAGCTATCTTGTTTATTTTCACTCTCTAACGCTCTGTTAAATGAATCTATTTCATTTTGAGGTAAGCTATCTCCAGCCCACTGTACTAAATCTTGGTAGTTTTTTTCACCACCAACAGAATCATACGCAGTCTCAGTAAGCTTATCACTAATAGCTTCTTGACCTTGTATCCATGAGTCAACCATCTCAGTAGACATACCCTTACCTTGAAGTTCTGTATATGACTCAGGAGATAGCCCTCCTTTCTCTGAATACTCGTTAGCATATTTGTTATAGTCTAAGCCTACGTTTGCTAAGGCTTTCTGAGCTTCATCGTACTGTGCTTGCTGTTCTGGAGAAGGAGTCTGCGGAGGTGGTGTAACCTCATCGTTGCTCGTCACAGACTCACTAGAAGACAGCTTCTTTTCTAATTCTTTATATGCCTGAGCCATGTCTTCAGGACTCTTAAACTTTTCAGGCAACCAGTTAGGGTTTCCATCTTCTCTGGCTACTGAGTTTGCTTCTTCTGCAAGCTGAACCATAGATTCTTCGTGTTCTGCTCTACCTTCAGGTACTACTTCTTCTTCATGTGTACTAATTTGAGTTAAGTCTGACATATATATTTCCTCTATTGTTTGTTAATTACTCATTTCTGGTGGTGGTCCTTGTTGACCTCCTGATTCGTTTAAGCCTCGCATCATTTCTGGAGTAGCTTTCTCTGCTATATTAGCCATCATCTGTTGCTGTTGCATTGCTTGTTGCTGTTCCATCATTGCTTGCTGTTCAAGTTGTTTCTGCTCTTCAGATTTGATGAGACCTTCTGTATCAATTCCAAGTGATCCTGCAAGTCTCTTAATGTAGTCATCTATATTAAGATTCTGCATTGCTTCTGGACCAAGTGGTGCTAGACTCTGTAAGAATTGTCCAAGTTTATTTAGGTCTTCTCCTCTACCAAGAGCTTCAACTCCTGTAACAATAAGAGGTTTAAGAGCATCATTAGGAAGCTGTGGAATCTTCTTATTCTTTGCCATTCTGTGCATCAATATCTCTACCAATGGAAGCTGGAACTCCTGAGACAAAATGGCATAGACTCCTCCTAAAGCTATTTCAAGTTCCTGTCTTGCTACTCTGATTTCTTCAGCAGTAACACGCTCTGCATCCCTTCGGATAGAGCTATTCATCAGAAACACTCTGGATAACCTAGTCTGGAGCATCTGTATAGTCTGTTGAGCTACATTAAAGTCCTGAGATTTTCCAAGTTGTAAAGAGGAAACATCGTTATCATCTCCAGTTACTATTGCTCCGTTAGGAGACTCTGCAAGTGTCTTAACTCTTGTAGTACCATTAGGTCTAACAAGGAATAAGACTTTGGCAGCAGCCGCAGAACCCTCAACAATAGACTGAGTAAGAGACTCAAGAGACTTTAAATCTCCTAAGTATTCTTCTACATATCCACGTCCATAGTCTTCACCATCCATGTGAGTAAAGCGTAACGCAATAAAAGGATTCTTAGTTTTTGTAAAAGTTCCTTCTGATCCGGGAACTGTTTTTCCTTGTAACTCTTGGTGAACTTTCCAGTTAGAACCAGACCACTTAACACAAGTATACAAGTCTAAGTCCTGAAGAGTGCTTTCGGATTCAGAATCAGTTAGGATTTCTTTTGCTCGTTCAGGAAGAGATAAAGGAGAGAGAGATTCTTTTGTAATGATCTCTAAAGGATTGCCCATAGAGTCTCGTTTAACTACATATCTGTCTAAACGAAAAACTCTTATTTGACCTTCTGGTGGGAGATAGATGAGGACGTTTCCTGCTACTATAAGCTGTTTTAATGCTTCTGAGATTGGTACTCGTAGACCTCTGACTTCAATCTCCTGCATTACCATGCGTTCAATCTTTGCAAGACCTTCTTCGGCTTCAGATCTTTGGTCTGCTAGGAGAGCTTCCAGTTCTGCGTTGTCTACAACTAAACGAAAGAAAGGTGCATTAGGAGGAAGTAAGGAAAGTAAGAGCTTAGAGCTAAGGTTGTTAACTCCTTCTGCTCCAATAGATTGGAAGGGTGTGATTAATTGGGAAGTTGCTGTGTGGTCTTGGTCAGGTAAGAGACTAGGTATAGTAAATAAAGATGCTTCTCTACCTCTTCGTAAGTAGTTATCTCTATCTCCTTTGTATTTATCATAACGTCCTTTAACTAATCCTTCTTGTTCTTCATAAGCATCTGGATTAATTGTGGTCTTAGTCTTTTGTTTACTAGATGGGTATTCCATTAACTTATCCTCAGTGATTTCCTAGCTCTACCTTGGCTCGTGTTGACTGCTAGTCTCGCTTTGTTCTTATTTTTTAAACGGCTTTTATGAACTTTTAGTTTTTCTTTTTCAATTTCTACGTTAGGTGTTCCATTAGGAGGATGTAGTATGTTACTCAAATCAACTACATTGCCCATAACAACGTCTAATCCTGTGTTTATTCCTTCATTAACAGCATCAGTCACAGTTCCAAGCGCTGCTGCTGTAGCATCTATAACATCTTTAGTAGTTCCTCCGGGAGTTAAAGTTTCGGCTGCGTTTAATCCAGCAGCTCCTACTGTGTCATCTAGAGCACCTAAAACACCACTTGTAGCAGTATCAGTAATATCTGTTGCTACATCAGTAATCTCATCTCCTAATTTTGTAGCTCCGTCTACTATAACATCACCTGCAGCCGCATGAACTTCTACTAATGGTTCTACATATGGTTCTACTACTGTTTCTTCTACAACTTCTGTAGTGTCAGTCAGTGTCTTTTCTACATACGCTCCTAAATCATCATCGACTAAATCATCTAGAATAGTTCCTTCCAGTGAGCCACCTCCACCTCCACTACCTGCCATATTAACCTTTAATAATAATTAGTTTGTTCTTCCGTTCAAACGAAAGTGTTTTATGATTTGGTAAAAACTCTTGTATAAGAGGCCACCAATTAGTTTTTCTTTGATATTTTTTGCTAATACATAACGGAGTTATAAACAAGACATCTTGCTGTGTACTCTGTATAGGAATATTCCATGATCCACGGAGTTTTAATCCGTCTTCAGGTTTCTCTAACCAGAACCAACTCCAAAATGCATGAATAGAATCATCTTGTTCTAGACATACATACTGTTCAGTCTCTAAGAAACTTTTATTGTAGAAATTTGTTGCTAAGTCTTCTGGAAGAGTAGGAATAATCTCTTCATCTGATTCTTGTCTGAAGAATTCTAAAAGGTCTTTAGCTTTGAGGGACTGATTCTGGCAATAGTTTGCGGAACCTATCGCTAAAGTCTCCAACTTTTCTGCAGTCAAGGAAATCATCAAGTTCTACTTTCAATCCAATTGTATCTTCTACATTCATCACAACATTCATTAAGTCTAATGAGTTCATATCCAAATCATCAAATATATCTTGTTCAGAAGTGATCTCTTCTACAGGAATTCCTGATTCTTCTGAAATAATTTTAATTAAAGTTTCTTCTAGTTCCATCTCTGTTCCCCTTTGTATTAAGTTAAGCTCTTGCTTTTCTTATTCTTAAATTCATATTCTTTTTACGAGGTTGTGTAGCTACAAATCTAGGATCTTGAGTAGTTAGGCCTTGACCAGACAAAGCTTCCATTTCTTCTGGTTCCACGGTTCCCGGTCCTCTCTGTTTAGGCATACACATCATCAACACTTTCGTTATAAGTAGCTTTAATTATTTCAATTATATTTTGTTGTCCCTGAAGAAATCTTATCTCTTCTATAGATATAACTCTATCAGAAGGTAGCTTGTTTGGGAAGGTATCTTCCAACCAAGTTATTAAGTCTTCAGAAATATTATATATTCCAATCATTTAAGCTCCTTCTTCTAGAGTGGTTACTTTGTTTATAATAATAGATTTACATAAAGATTACTTACTGAATTTACTAGAGTATTTCACATGATCCCCCAGAACACGCCAACTCCTGTGAAGCTACTGTGTAATCATCGGACTCATACTCAGACAGTTTGCTCCAATCAATAACAGGTACTTTCTTTTTAAGAGCTTTGTATTCTTTTTCTGAACATTCCTGATAAGGTGCTTGAGCATAGACATGATCAGAATATGGAAGGAAACTTACTCCAGAAATAGAGTCAAAGTTTCTGTATACAAATGCTCCTACTTCAAGCCACTCTTCTTCTCGTACTGAGATAGTCTGAGAGACTTTGTGTTCGGTGAAAGCTTCTGAATATACTGTATGAAGTACTAGCTGATCAATAGCACCAAGATCATTCCTACACAATGCATGATGAGGAGACTTAGTAGGGAAAGAAAAGACTGCTCCTGTCTCTGGCTTTACTACATCATCTTCCATAGGTACTCCTTGATCAATCATCAACTGAGTAATTGGATCTTTCTTATCTCCTCGTACTGTCCGTATATAGTAAGGACTGTGCCGGGTATGAATACCACTAGCTGAATCTACTAACTGACTTACTGTTCCACTAGGCTTAATAGCTGTAATAGCAGAACTTGGATTAACTCCTAATTTAATAGACATAAACTTATTTTCTTCAACTGCACAAGCTTTAAGTTTTTCCAGATGTTGAGAAAGTTCTTCCGCATCTTCTGGAGTTGTTAAACTATGTCCGTTAGTTAGTTCATTGTCCATTATTCCAGTAAGAGAAACACCAAGAAGTCTTTCATCTTCACAGTTAGTTTTCCATTTAGCTGAAAGGTATCTGAAGTCCGTCAAGGTACTCTGCCAAGTTCCTAGAATAGTGGCTAATCTTACTTTCCTTTGTATATTATCCCAATTATCATCTGCTCGTACAACTGCTTCAGTAAGGTTACAGAACTCTTTGGAGC